AATGTTTTATTTTCAAGCAATTCTAAAATATTTGAATGGGATGAAACGGGCCTAATTAATAAATCTGGTGTTTCCGCCGTATACTTAAATGGCGTCGATATTACTGGTGAAACTAATATTTTTGACCTTATGTCCATCCATTGCCCCCACCATATCGTCCTTGTATTTTCTTCAGCAGCTACAAGTAATATTAAGTTTAATACTAATCAGGATGCATCCTCTTCTGGCACACTTAATTACTATAGCAATATAGCCTTATACGAGACGGCTTTAACGTCAGACCAGGTTGAAGCTCATTATGCCATATATACTGGAACCTTAAGTTCAAGTGTGGAAATGGCAACTATCGCTGTTTCTGAAGCAGATGGTGGAGATAGCAATACTGGCTTTTATCTTAATGAGTTAAACTGGAGCACAACCTCTTTTAACTAAAATGTCCAAGTGGTTGACAACTTCTGGACTTTGACAATAAAGAATGGTAAAATAAATACCTATGGATATCACAAAAATCAATCAGTCAGTTATAGAAGAGACACGTCTAGGCATTTATGTCTGGGAGATGCCCGATGGCCGCTGGATTGGTGATGATGATGGTAACTTTTTATCAATTACTTCAACGAAGGGCAATAAGTCTAAGATTGAAGCCTTAGCTGAAGTAGTTCGATCATATGGAATTTCAGATGGACAACCAAAGTTTTTATCTGGTCGTAGAAAAATTGATGACGAAGAGTTTGAATATCAAAAACAAAGATTAAATTGGGGCTTAACCCCAGATCCTCTTGATATCGGAGTATATAAAGACGGGTTATTGAGAGGTGGACAGGTACAATGACACAGTTCATAGAAGATGATTCTTCAGATTCAAATCAGATTGAATTATCAAATGCAGCAGACTGGTTTCAGTTTAAAAAAGAAAAAGAACATTTTGACCCCTTTGCGATAGAGCTTGAAGAAATTAAAAAGCTCCGTGGCCTTGGCCCAACTTTTAAAAGAAAAGTAAATCGTGATTTTGCAAAAGCTTTTGATGGAATGGGTGGAACTGGTACACAGCAGAACCTTCTAGCACAAGCAATCACTGGCTATGCTATGTTTGATCTTATTCAACCAATTTATAATTTAGAATACCTTTCTCAAATCTACGAGGTGTCTACATATAATTATGCAGCAATTAATGCAAAAGTTGCAAACATAGTTGGTCTAGGATATAGCTTTAAAGAAACAAGAAAAACAAATGATGCTCTAGATAATATTACAGATGAAAAACAATTAGAACGTGCTCGTAGAAAAATAAACAAGCTTCGCCAAGACTTAGAAGAGTGGCTTGAGGCTACAAATGATGAAGATACTTTTACAGAAACATTAATTAAAGTTTATACAGACCTAGAGGCCACAGGAAACGGATTCCTTGAAATAGGAAGAACAATTAATGGCGACATTGGGTATATTGGACATATCCCAGCTAAGACAATGAGAGTTCGTCGTTTGCGTGATGGGTTTATGCAATTGCTATACGGCAAGGCTGTATTCTTTAGAAACTTCGGCGATATGGAAACACCTAACCCAATCCTTGGAGCAGAAGATCGTCCTAATGAAGTTATTCATTTAAAAAAGTATACTCCTATGAATAATTACTACGGTGTGCCAGATGTTGTTGCTGCTCAGATGGCTCTTGCTGGAAATGAATTTTCTGGAAGATATAACCTAGACTACTTTGAAAACAAAGCGGTTCCAAGATACATTATTACTGTTAAGGGCGCAAAGCTTTCACCAGAGTCAGAGCGTAAACTGCTTGAGTTTTTCCAGGTTGGATTAAAGGGGAAAAATCATAGATCTCTCTATGTCCCTCTTCCTGCCGATACCCCAGACAATAAAGTAGAATTTAAGATGGAGCCAGTTGAGGCTGGTGCCCAAGAATCCTCATTTAATATCTACCGCAAGACAAATAGAGATGAAATCTTGCTGGCACACAGAACTCCAATTTCTAAGATTGGTATCCCAGAAGGAATTAACTTGGCTGCAGCTAGAGATGCAGATAAGACATTTAAAGAGCAAGTTTGTAAGCCAGCTCAATTAAGATTAGCTAAAAAAATCAATTTAATTATTGCTGAAAAGACAGATGCTTTAACAATTGAGTTTAATGAGCTTTCACTTACTGACGAGAATACGCAGTCCCAAATTGATGAGAGATATTTGAGAAATAAGGTAATTACTCCTAATGAGGTTAGAATCAGAAAGGGTATGATTCCTATTGATGGTGGAGATGAAGTCATTGAATTAAAGCCACAAGTAGCCGCAGATCAGGCAGCTAATGCAGGCAAAACCAGAGCTCGTGATTCCGCAAGAGCTGCAAACCAGTCGGATAAAACTGGCGAGGGCAGAAATGCGAAGGGCGACGGTCCAAAAGTCAACTAGGTTTACTCAACCATTATTTGCCTTTTTACATATATGTCGATAAAATTAAGCATATGAATATCGAAAAATCATTGTGGGTTTCTGACGGCGACAACATCGCTTTGTCAGTTCCTTTTACAAAAGTCAATCGTGAGCGCAGAACAGTATCTGGGTTTGCGACACTCGATAACGTTGACCAGACAGGTGACGTGGTAACTTCAGAAGCAAGTTTAAAGGCGTTTGAAAACTTCCGTGGAAATATTCGAGAGATGCACACACCTCTCGCAGTAGGAAAATTAGTTTCATTCAAGCCAGAAACTTACTATGATCCAATTTCAAAGAATTTTTATAATGGCGTTTATGTAGATGTTTATGTTTCAAAGGGTGCACAAGATACTTGGGAAAAAGTTCTTGATGGCACTCTTTCTGGTTTCTCTATTGGCGGAAAAATTACAGAGTCAGATAATGAAGTAAACAAGTCTAATGGAGAGCAAGTAAGATTTATTAAAGCTTATGATCTTATTGAGCTCTCAATTGTTGATTCACCAGCAAATGAGTTATGCAATGTTCTTTCAATTTCTAAAGTTAATGGACAATTAGTATTTAAAGGAATTGCTGCAGATGTTACAACAGAAAATATTTTTTATTGTCCAGAAAGTGAATCTGTTTTCATTTCAACAGAGAAGACATATGTTTCTCCAATCACTGGTAAGCAAGCAGAACTTATTGGTTGGGTAGAGACAAACGATGTCAATAAAGCAAAAGAGATAGATAAGATTCTTGCTTCGTTTAAGAAGTCAAGATTACCGTTGCCTGAAAACCAAATAGCAAAACAGGCAAACGTAGAAGGAGGTAATGAAGTGTCAGATATACAGAATGATGATGTAGTAATTGAAAAATCTACAGATCTAGCAGAAGCTCCAGTTGCTGTCGAAGAGACAGAAGTTGTTGCTGAAGAAGCACCTGTTGCTGAAGATGCACCTGCAGAAGCAGAGGCAGAAGCTTCTACCGACTCCGTTGAAAAAGCAGTAGAAGCAGAAGATGCTACAGCTGTTGAACCTGATTTTGCAAAAATGATGGTCGACCTTAAGGGCTTTTTCTCGGACACTCTTACAAAGGCTGCAGAAGTAAATGCTGCTCAAGTTTCTGAAATTAAGGAAACAGTTGAGACATTCAGCAAGAGCGTTGATAGCAGAATTACAGAGTTGGTAGAGAAGCATGCTGCATTAAGCGCAGCAGTAACAGATATAAAGGGCACCATTGATGGTGTTCAGAAGCGAGTAGATGCCGTAGAAGGCGAAACCGCATTTAAGAAGTCCTCGGACCTTGGCGGGTCTCAGGAAGTAGTAACAAAATCAAAATCAAAATGGAACGGTTCTTTCCTCGGTTCCGTGAATGATATATTTAACTAAGGTAGGTATAAAAAATGAGCAATGAATTGTTAGAAAAAGCAATCGCCTCTGGTACCACTGCTACAGGATCTTTCGGATCTTCTACAGGTGGAACAGGTATTCACGTTGCGTCTGAAGACGGCAACGGTGGTTTACTTAACCCAGAGCAATCAGCTCGCTTCCTGGACTACATGTTTGATGCCACCGTTATCGGTAAGGTAGCACGTACAGTTCGTATGAAAGCTGATACAACAGAGATTGATCGCATCGGAGTAGGCGAAAAGCTTATGAAGCTTGCAACAGAAGGTGACAACACAGGTACAAACGCTGCTGTTACATTCTCAAAGATTTCTCTCACAACAAAGAAATTACGTCTTGACTGGGAACTCTCAACAGAGTCTCTCGAAGACAACATTGAAGGACCAGATCTTGAGGACCACATCGCACGTATGATGGCAACTCAGGCTGGTAACGACATTGAAGATGTTGTCCTTAACGGTGACACAGATCTTTCATCAGATGCACTTTATAAGGCATTTGACGGTGTTGTTAAGAAGGCTAAGGACAATGCACACGTTGTTGACGCAGCAGGTGCAGCGATTTCTCGCAACGTCTTTAACTCAGCTCTTAAGGCCCTTCCACGTAAGTATAAGCAGCGCAGAACAGATCTTCGCTTCCTTTCAGGTTCAAACTTGATTCAGGATTACTTATACTCAACATCTAACTCAACCAACTTCGCTAACCCACAGGATATTGCTTCAGGCATCATCCGTGGTGAGGTTGCACCAGTTTCAGGTCCAGCAGGATACGTAGCTCCATACGCATTTGGTATTCCAATCGTTGAAGTTCCACTCCTTCCAGAGACACAGACAGGTACATACTCAGGAGCTTCAGGTTCACACGGTGACGTTCACCTTACATTCCCAAATAACGTTGTTATTGGTATTAAGCGTGACGTAACAGTTTACCGTTTCTTCTGGCCACGTAAGGACTCAATCGAGTACACAATGTATACTCGTGTTGGCGTTCAGATCGAGCAGGCAGACGCTTGGGTAGTTGTTAAGAACGTTAAGGTTGCTAGCTAATTAATTAGCTTAAAACCACAGAGAGGCCCCCAATTAATTTTGGGGGCTTTTCATTTAATTTCATCAATGCTATAATAAACATACCTAGAAAAAGGAGAATTAAATATGTCGTTTGACACATTAAAGGTGGCCGAATTAAAGAAAATCGCAGACGACTTTGCGGTTGATACAGACGGTCTAAAGAATAAAAAAGACATAATTGCAGCATTAGCAGAAGAAGGCGTGACCTACTCAGTTTACTCAAAGACACTTGATGCAATTGAAGAGGCAGCAGAAGAGATTGAGATCCTACCAAAGTTTGATTTAAACTCTCAGCCTGAAAACACAGTATTGGTAAGAATGACTAGAGCTAACTTTAGATATGATTCTATGGGGTATACATTTACACAGGATCACCCTTTTGTGGCAATGTCTGAAGACGATGCTCAAAAAATATTCGATAACGAGGAGGGTTTCCGTTTAGCAACTCCAAAGGAAGTTCAAGAGTTCTATAACTAAACGCAAACATATAAGATATGGCAGAAATTTATAAAGATCAAACATCACCAGTAAAAACAAAGATATTTTGGGGTGGTGAGATTGTCGATGCTGATAATGATTTAGTAACAGCAACAGTTTATGACATATCTGAAGATAATACTCTAAATCCTACTGTAGACCCAAATACTCCAATTTTGGAGCTAGAAGCAACAAAGGTTGAAACAGATAGAGGTACCTATCAAATAGTTATTCCATTTGAGTATTGTAGACGTAATAGAAAATTTAGAATTGAGTGGAGTTACTCTGTAGATGGGAATGATGCATCTCATTCGTACTTTACAGATGTAGTTACTCCATATGCAAATCTCTCTGACGTAATGGAAGACCTTAACTTTGGTACTGATCCAGGAGATCCATCTTACAAAACATATCATGAATTGCAGATGGCAGAGAAGTATGCAAGAAAGCTTATTGAAATATATACGGCTCAATTCTTTTATTTGTACGATGATAGGCAAATTGTTTATGGAAGCGGAGCAGACATTCTTCCGCTACCATTTAAACTAAACGATATTCATGAGGTTTACGAAAACGATGTTTTGCTTGTAGACAAGATTAATAACACAAGTAACTGGCTTTATGACCCTTTTGTTTCTGAGTCTGGTTTTGGTATTCGAGTTAATAGACAGGATATGGCTGATAACACAGTTTACACTGCAAACGGATTAGTTCCACCAAGCATTAACGATAGAAATTTTTCTGGAGCATTTAAGAAAGATTATCGTTATGCTGTACAAGGTCGTTTTGGTTGGTCTTCTGTTCCAGACAACGTAGAAGAGGCATGCATAATCCTAATAGGACAGTTCTTTGAAAAAGATACTGCCTGGAGGAATAAGTACGTCAAGGGCATCAGTACATTTGACTGGAAGTTTGATTTCATGGAAGATGCACATAGAGGCACTGGAAATCTTTATGCAGATCAATTGCTTTCCCCATATGTTATTACTGGAATGTTGGCGTTTTAAATGAACTTAGTAGATTCAGTTCTCCCGCTTTACTTGGATCTTTATGTGCAGACAGATACACAGGATCCTAATACTGGTGCTATAAAAAAAGAATGGAATTATTCTGAAACTGTTCCATGTAGCGCCAAAGGCGTAATTAGTAACAGTACTTCTTCAAGAAATAGTGACACTCAGTCGTTGGGTACAAAGTATCAGAATGAGCAGATGGTTCAGATTAGAACTTCGTCAAGATTAAATGTGAGACATAAGATAACAAATATTAGAGACAAAAACGGTGTAGTAATTTGGACAGAGTTAGATTACCCTTCTGACACCCCCACTGTTTTTGAGATCTTTGGAGTAACTCCTATCACTGACCCATTTGGTACGATTTTAGGCTATAACTCTGTAGCCAAGAGATCGGAGAACCAGAACATTGGAATCTGATTTAGCTTTATTGCAAGCTGCTAGCGGACTAGAGAAGCTTATGGTTGGCTCTGCTAAAGGTGGGCCAGTAAAAGAAAGTATCGTTGCTCAAGTATCGGCTTTTTTGTACTATCAAGCTAATGTTATGAATGGGCTACACGCAAATAAAGGGTTTCATAAATTATTTAGAGATACTTTGTTTGGCCAGATAGATAAAGATTTTGGTGAATATATTGACGCACAAGCAAGAATGAAGCCAAAGTCACTACACCATGTTTACGAGTGGGATAAGGTGGCTCTTAATTCAGGTAGGTTATTTAAGCTATCAACTTTAAATAGTTCAACTCTTTCTTTTAGTATTAAATATTCTTTCAAAATGTCAAAATCCCCTGTTCCTTCTAAAAATAGTAAACAAAGACGGAGATATGTTTTTAAAGACAAGGCAGCTATTATGGAAGCTGGCATACCAATAGTTATATCGCCAAAATCTGCTGAGAGGCTAGTATTTGAAATGGATGGAGAAACTATATTTATGCCTAAAGGCGCTTCTGTTACAGTAAAGAGCCCTGGTGGTAAAGCATCTACCAATCAATTTAGTCTTATGTATTCTAGATTTTTTTCTGGGGATCTTGTAAATTCATCAATTAAAAGATCTGGGTTTAATAATATATTTAATGCTAAAATTGCTAAAGCGCTAAATGTACCTTCTTCTATTAAAAAGATTAAATATACATTTTCGCCAAACGTAGTTAGGAAAGAAGCTGATTTAGCATTGGCACATTCATTTGGAGGAGGGGCACTATGACGGTAGACTATAGCATAGACGCTATGTATGAGATAAGAAGACATCTTTGGGCGGAGCTAATTGATCATAAAATCTTTATACAAAGAGACTACTATAATGATTCAATAGGTCAAGAAATAGTTCCTATTATTCCAGTTCAACAATCCCCAGAGCTTAATCAGTTTTTAAGCGGAAAAACCCATATTGTCTATGACAAAATAGGGATGTCTTATGATGAAAACTGGATGATATGTAACGAGAGAATGTTATTTACGTTATATTCTACAGACTATTCAGAGCTAAATACTATTAGAAACCTCATGATAGACGTATTTAGAAGAATGGATGATTCTGCCAGAGACCTGAATGATTCAAGAGTCACAGATAAGCTAAAGTTTCACAGCACAGTCATACTTGAGATATCCCCAACTGAGCCATCTAATGAGCTCCAAGGCTTCTTGTCATGCGATGTGGTGGTTGAAGTCAAGTATTCACGTATAGTTGATGGGGTAGGTCGATTTAGCTAGGTTGCTTTTTTGCCCCTTATACCCTAGAATTAGACTAAGAGGAAAGCGCCTAGCCAGCAAATTGTACAATTTTTACTAACATGGAGGTAATATAAGTGGCAACACAAGTAGCAGGTAATGCTAAAAATATCCTCGTTGGTGCATCCCCACTATTCATTTCGAATCAGGATTCAACAACATCAGGTTATTCAGCAAAAGAAAATTCAGAGCCAGGCTCAGCAAATGCAGGAGCATTTGCAACTGGCGTATCTTACACAGATACACTTAATGCAATTGATGCTTCAACAAGCACATTTGCATATCGTAACGTAGGTTACACAAACAATGGTCTTCAGATTACTTACAACCCAACATACGGTTCAGTAACAGTGGATCAGCTTCTTGACACAGCAAAGCTTTTCAAGGAGTCAATGGAAGTTATGATCGCAACAGAAATGTCAGAAGGTACTCTTGAGAACGTTCTCGTCGTATTCGGTCAGCCATCAGATACTCTTACAACAACAGGAACAGGAACATCTAAGGTTGACACACTCGGTCTTGCAGCAGGTGCTCTTGGTGTAGCTCCTACAGAGCGTCAGCTTATTGCAGTTGGACAGGCTCCAACAGCATCAGCTACAAAGACAGAGCGTGTATACTATGCACGTCGTGTTCTTTCTGTACAGCAGTCACAGTTCTCTCTTGCTCGTAACGCAGCAACAGTATTCCCAGTTAACTTCCGTCTGCTTCCAGACGGTGCTTATCAGGGCAAGGAATACGGTGTAATCGTTGACCGTGTTCTTACAGCATAATTAATATAATTAATTACAGAGGCCCCCGATTTATCGGGGGTTTTCTGTTGTACATATAATATGTATATGTTATAATTATTAATACAATCCATAGGAGGATATAAATGGCAACTACAGTATACGATGTAGAAGAAATTCAGTTACAAAATGGCGATATAGTTAAACTAAAGCCTTTAACAATTAAAGAGCTTAGAAAGTTTATGGCAGCCATCGCAAAGACAGCAGACGCTACAACTGAAGATGAGACACTTACAATTCTAATTGATGCATGTGCAGTAGCATTAGAAAAGCAGCTACCAGACTTGGTTGCAGATCGTGATGCATTTGAAGATGTATTAGATGTTCCAACAATCAACCGCATTCTTGAAGTATGCGGTGGTATCAAGATGGATGATGCAAATTTGATAGCGGCAGCGGTTCTAGCTGGGGAGAACTAGATCTAGCTGCTTTAGAGGGAGAAGTTTTTCTCCTAGGACATTGGAAGAGTTACGAAGAACTCGAAGAAAATCTTTCAATGCCAGAACTGGTTCAAACTCTCAAGGCTATACAGAAAAAAGAATCAGAAAATAGAAAGTTTCTAGCATCAATGCAAGGTGTTGATCTAGAAGAAGAAGTACAAGAAGAAAAAGGTTCTACCTTTGAAGATGTTCGAAGAAGAGCTCTTGGAATTGAAGCAACACAAGATGATGTTGTTTCGCTACAAGGACAATTCGCAGCAGAAGCTGGATTCGGAATCAATGCAGGGTTAGGATACTCGAAGGAGTAAATGGTTGTCTGAGCAAAATATTAATACGAACATAACTGCTACGGCTAATTTTTCTGGCCTAACGTCGCAGTTACAGGCGGTGACCGCAGAATTAATAAAGCTTCAAACAACAACCGTAGGTCTTAATAAAAACTTACAAAACCAGATAGGCGTCATGAACCGCTCTTTTGCGGACTCAATGACGTCTACTGGTCAATTCTCCAAACACTTTGTCACACTTACATCTGATGTCGAAAAGTTTGGAAAGAACCTTGATAGCGGAAGACTAAAGCTAAGTCAGTACTATAATACTTGGCAGGGACATGTAAAGAATTCAAATAGCCTCATTAAGGATCTAGCAAAGCAACAGGTAATGCTAGAGAATGCAATTATTCAACCATTAGGTAAAAATGCACAAGGCCTAATGCAGTATAACGTAATGGTACAAAGAGGGTTAGACACTACAAAAGAAAAGATGTCTCTCTTAAGACAAGAGCAAGCAATTGTTAATAAGGTTATGCAAGATGGTGCAAACCAATTAATTAACTGGGGTAAGAATACTCAGTGGGCTGGTCGTCAGCTAACAGTTGGTCTCACAGTACCAATTGCAGCATTTGGAGTTGCTGCATCAAAGGCCTTTAGAGAGGCTGATCAAGAGCTTGTTAGACTAACTAAGGTCTATGGCGGATTAACAGCGGTTTCTTCTGCAGAGTTAGCAAAAGTAAGAAAAGATATTTCTGAAACAGCAAAAGAATTAGCATCCTCTATGGGTGCATCATATAAAGAAACTATTGGGCTAGCAGCTGATATTGCAGCAACTGGTAAAGAAGGTGTAGACCTAATTGCTGCAACAAAAGAAACAACACGCCTAGCCGTACTTGGTGAAGTAGACAGACAAGAAGCGATGAAGGCAACACTAGCAATTCAGTCAGCATTTAAACAAAATACTGATGAGCTAACAAAATCAATTGACTTCCTTAACTCAGTTGAAAACCAAACATCCACAAGTCTTGCAGATTTAGTTGAGGCAATTCCAAAAGCTGGTCCAGTAGTTCAAGCAATGGGCGGAAGCATTAAAGATGTTGCTCTTTATTTAACAGCTATGAGAGAAGGCGGAATTAATGCCAGTGAAGGTGCTAATGCACTCAAATCAGCATTAGCTTCTTTAGTAAATCCAACTAAGGTTGCTAAAGAAATGTTTAACGGGTTTGGCATTGATCTAAGCGGGATTGTAACAAAAAATGCTGGAAATTTAACAGGTACAATACTTGAGCTACAAGCTGCTTTAGATACATTAAATCCTCTTCAAAAACAACAAGCTATTGAGCAGCTATTTGGTAAATTTCAGTTCTCAAGAATGAACGCATTATTTGCAAACCTAGGAAAAGAAGGATCGCAGACACTCAAGGTTTTAGATCTCATGAAAGCAAGCTCGTCACAACTGGCAGACATATCTGCTCGAGAATTAGCACAGGTTACAGAATCTGCTTCTGGAAGATACAGAAGAGCCCTAGAATCTGTCAAGGCTGATCTAGCAACAGTTGGAGAGTCATTCCTTAAGATTAATACTTATGTTTTGCAGGCAATTGATGGTGTAGTTAAATTTGTTAATCATCTGCCTGGGCCAATCAAGAGCATCCTTACATTTGTAGGCGGTTTAACAGCCCTTGCAGGCCCTCTAATCATGCTTACAGGTGTGCTTGGCAACTTCCTTGGTTATGTCATCAAGGGTGTATTTGCTCTTAAAAATATGGGCAAAGGAAAAGAAGGATTTAAGCTATTAACTCCAGAGATTGTAGCTGCAGCTAAAGCTGGTAATCTTCTTCATGACTCATTCTATAGCGATGCTAAGGCTACAGAGACATTAAGAGATTCAGTATTTTCATTAGCAGAAGCATTTAATGCTGTTAAGGCAGCAGCCCTAGAAGCTGGAGTAGCAACAAACAAGGTTATTTCTACAGCTCAAGGTAATATAATAATTAATCAGTCTTCAAGAGCACTTAATTCAGAAAGAGTTGCTAATAAAAACAGTCCATTTATTGGAGCCCCATATACAAGAGATATGGTTCATACAAATCCTACTGCAAGCAAATCTGCAGAGGCAAGGGCAGCAGAAACAATTTTCTCAACAGTTCCAGGTCCAAAGCCAGTAAATCAAAAGGTTTCTAATAACCCACAAATTTATATGACAAATGATCTACCAAAGATTAGTGGAGTTACTGCTGTAAATGGAGTTTCTACTGGAATTGTAGCGCAAGAAGCAGCCAAGTGGCATGCCATGACCGCAGCAATTGCTACACAATCAGAAGCAGAGATTGCTAAGCTAAAGACTGAAGTTGCTGCTACAGGAACCATTACGTCAGAATTAAGCGATGCATATCAACAAATGCTTCCAGCTATGTCAGAGCTTACTACGCTTGCTGCTCAAGATGCAGAAATGATTGTTAAAGAGCTTCAGGCTGGCACTATAACAGTTGAAGCCGCAAGAGCAAAAATATTTCAGTTAAATGCAACAGTAGAAGCTATGATGGCGGAAACAGCAACTCAGATTGCAACTGGTATGGGACGAAATATAAACTTAACTACTGTACCATTAACAAGCCAGCCAGTGGTTTCTGCTGCAGGCAAATCAAACATGAAAGAGCTTTTCCATAAAACAGAGACAGCAGCACTTGCAGATGCTATTGCAAGAAACTTAGGTGTTAGAACATCTGGTGGCGGATATAGTATTGAAACTACAATTCCAAAGAGACTTAACTCTGGCGGTAGAGTAGGCGGGGTCTATAATCCAAATGTACATGGAGCAGTTGTTCCTGGAGACACATCAATTAATTATGACAATACTCCAGCTAGAGTACCACTTGGAGGCTTTGTATTAAATCAAGAAGCCTCAAGAAATAATCCAGAGTTAGTAGAACGTGCAAAAAATGGATACAATGCTGGAGGACAAATTGATGCGCTTCTTACTCCAGGAGAAACTGTTGTAGACCCAAGAACATATCAGGAAAATCGTTCTGCATACGATATGGCAAACTCTTCACGTAAGAGAATTTCATTTAGAAATGCTGGCGGGGTGCTTGGCGGACAGGTAATGCCAAGAAGATTAAATTATGGAGAAGTAAATAGCGAAGCTCAATTAAAGTATTATACTCAATTCCATACAGGTAAAGATTGGAATGCATATGCAAGAGCGGGAGCCATTGCAAATGATGCAGAAGCATTAGCAAGAAATGGTGTTCCATATAAGCAAGCTATTCAAGAAGCAACCAAATGGTTTGATGATAGATGGGCTAGGACTCTTGCTGAAAATGGTGGAGAGTTTAGTCAAGCTAAATTTACTGAAATTACTCAAAAGAGCTACAAAGATCTTGAGAGAGAGCTAAGGAAAAAGTACACTCTTAAAAAGCCTTTATCTAAGGAATGGAATAAGAGAACTGGTTCTGGAGCTGCTCCTACAAGAAAAGATTGGCAGTACACATCTGGTGGAATAGATATCAACTTAAGAAAAGATATTCTTACTGCAATGCTGGATGAAAAGGGAATTAGCTCAGGTGCTGTAAATAGACTTATCAAAGAATCTGGTGTTGCAACTCTTCATAGAGCTCATGCAGTGCCAGGTGTAGAAAATAAAGTCTCTGGCTTTAATTATTTGGGACAGGCAGTGCTTCAGCCAGGAGAAATAAACACACTTGCAAAAGATTTAAATCACTATGGAATTCACCCAAATGCATTTTCATTAGATGTAAATGAAAATAAAAAGGCAATGAATGTAGTTGCCAAAAAGCTAGGGTACTTGGATCATGAGGATATGGTTAAGAGCCTTTCATCAAGGGCTTCTGCTCAAGCTAGACCTCCAAGAAGATGGGCTGTAAGAAATGGCATGACCGCCATTATGGAAAGATTAGTTAAATCAAGTCCAGCAGACTTTAGAGCATATATGGCTCGACCTATGATTGCTAATAGATTAGCATTAAATTCTGGTGGAGAAATCGGCGGAGTAGTAAGATCAGGTAAAAAGAATTATGGATTTACAATTGGAGAAAGAGGACTTCCTTTATTTAGGGGACGATATAAGTCTCCACTCATGTTACATCCTGAGCAGGTAAAGCTTCAAGAAAAAAGAGCAGCTGAGCGTTGGGCAAAAGCTCCAAAGGATGAGCAGGGTCGTGTTTGGCATACTCCATTAGAGCTAGCATACATGAGAGAAGGAAAGATGAGCATGGGTAAAGCACCTATGCCAAAATCGCACTATCAAGATTTATCAAATGATGATCCAACACATGGAACATTGCAAATTGGTAGATACCATGACGCAATGCATGTACGAAATCAGTATGTTGCTCCTCAAATTAGATACAGGGATAAGAAAAACTGGAGAGGTCTAGAAGGAACAGCTACACCAGCATTTGAAATTGGTACACTTGAAACTAGAGCAAAGTCTGCATTATATAAGTATATGCAGGGAGATTACTCTGCAATTGATGATCCAGCAGTACAGCAATATTTATCTACACTAAGAACTAAGTTTACTGGCACTCTTCATAGAGGAGTTAGACATGTGTCTAGCTTACCTCCAGTAATTAGAGATTTAATTCAGCAAGGTAAATGGTCAGAGCTAGTAGGCAAAGAATTTATTATGCGCCGCTCATCTTGGAGTACAAATAAGGATACTGCAGAGGGCTTTGGTCAGCTACAGCTTGTTGCTAATGTAAAGAATAGAAATGCAGTACCAGCATCTCAAATTTTCCCAGACTTAACTTTCCAATCTCCGAAGGGACCAGTGCCAGTAAATGAGAGCGAAGTTTACATGGGCGGAAAGTTTAGAGTTATTGGTGCAGATAAAAATCAACTTAGACTTCAAGCAATTTATGATGCAGCTCGTGAAAAGGGCGGTCCAGTTAATAAGAGTAGACCATACCTAGTTGGAGAAAAGGGCCCAGAGCTATTTGTCCCTAATGCTAATGGAAAGATTGTCCCAGGGTATAACCTTGGCGGAATGATTAAGCAGCTTTTAGTTATGGCTGGTGTTGGTCAGGCCTCTTCTATGGTTGGAGAAAAAATTGGCGGTGTTGGCGGACAAGCAATAGGAACTATGGGCCAGCTTCTTCCATTCTTAATGATGGGTAATATGGGAATGGGGTCAGGAAGTAAACTTGGCTCTAAGCTGCCAACAAGTTTAACTAGCCCAATTGGGATTACATCTAAAATGCCAGCAGGAATGTTGGGACCAGAAAGTTTAACTAAGTATGGAACCAAGATGGCTCAGCTTGCAGCCAC